GATTTGGTTTAATGAAGATGTCGGCAACGAATTCGTTACGGTCAATAACTTCACCAGTGTTATTTGTGTCATCGCACTTAACACGGAAATCAGTGATACCACGACGACCCTGAACATCACGCAGGAATGGCTCGATCAAATTCTTGAATTGAGCACGAGTAAAGCCATCGTTGAATTCGAACAATTGGAACTTAGCTGCAGTTGCAACAGACTTCTCAAGAACGATAAACAAACGACGCACATTGATACGATCGAATGCGCTTGGAGCAGCCAACAGAGTTTTATCTCCGAACAAAACAGTACCCTGTCCTGGGAAAGCAACTACTGGGTTAACACCACGCTTGTACAAAGTATCACGATCAACTTTGCTTGGGCTGTATGCTAATTTAACAACATTCTTAACCTGACCACGATTCATACCACTTGGAGAGAACCATGGATCATTGGTGTAGTCAGTGCGAGCACATAGACCAGCAATGTCACCATTCAATGGAACATAACGGTATGTGTCGTTGTAACGATCGTACTGATACTTGTAACCAGAATCCATAACAGCGTATGAAGTGCTTGGAAGTGCATCACGGAAAGCAACGATAGCATTTGCGCCAGCTGAACCAGTTGCAGTGATAACTGATTGGTCAGAGATGTCTAGTGGCGAAACAAAAACGATACAGTCTTTACGTACTTCAGCAACATTGTTGATAACAAAGGTAGCTGTTACAGCAGAAACACGACCAGTAGCAATCAATGCGATGTCATACAATTCGTCATTGGCAAACAACGCAAAAGCACTTTGGTAGTTACCCTGAGTAGCTGCGAAGTCATCAACACCACCGATTAGTGAAGTTGTACGAGCAACAGACATAGTGCTGAAAGTATTGCTAGCAGCAGTACCCCATGCATGAGCCTGACCAGTAGCAGCGATTGGGTGATCCATCCACCAGATGTAACGTGAATTAGAGTTAATTACGTTTCTGTAGTAGCTGCTTGAGCCATCAGTTTTACGAGCATCAGATGCTTTAGAAACAAAAGCATATTTCTCTAGTGTAGCACCTGGAGTTCCTGTCCATACGCCATCTTCGTCAATAACAACGATGTGTAGTTCATCATTGGAACCGCTAACATTTGTTGCGAATGGTGAAGTGCCTGGAGCAGAGTCAAACAAATCTTTGTATGCCCAATTAGTCCATGAAGCAGCATCGCACATAGAAACCATCAATGAGTTGCCGAGTGCTCCTGGGAACTTAGCAGCCCATGGTCCAACAGTAGCCTGACCATCTTGAAAGTTTTGTTGGTAATCGCTTACGTTCTTGATCTTTGGTGCAGTCAATGTAGTGATTGTTGGAGCAGCAATTGCGCCAGAACCAGGACTTACACCAGTGTCAGTAATTGTAATTGTTGGAGCAGAAGTGTAACCAGAACCAGGATTGATAATATTGAAAGCAGTGATAACACCACCAGCAATAAAAGTCACGGTAAGAGTTGCACCAGAACCACCACCACCAGTAACAGTAGCAGCTGGAGCAGTAGTGTAACCAGAACCATTAACGGTAACGGTAACGCTACCAACAGTAGTACCAGAAAGAACTGCAGTTGCTTTAGCAGCAGCGCCAGCATAAGTGAATCCAGCGCCAGCAGTTACAGCACCACTAGTGTGTGTTGGTGGAGTTGTAGTAGAAGTACCAGCAGTAGTAACAGTGTACAAGTTAGCGTTGTGGAAAACTTGTTGACCCAAAGTGTAAACTGTAGTAGCTGCCCATGCAGTACCGATAACAACTGTTGGTGTAGAGGTATAACCAGTACCAGCAGCAGAAACAGCAATAGCAGAAACTGTACCAGATGTTGCAACTGTCGCACTAACTAGAGCCTGTGTGCCACCAGCAGTTTGTGGTGCGCTTGTAGAAACTACAGTAGTTGCAGCTGTATAACCAGTGCCACCAGCAGTAACAGCAACAGTAGTTACAAAACCGCCAGCTGATGAGTTTTTCTGATTCGCTGTATCAACACGAGTAACCAACATGTTATTGGTATAACTAAGGAAGTTTGCAGCTGTAAAGAACGAACTGAAAACATCTAAGTTATTATTTGGTTTACCATAACGCTCTGCAAGGACATTCTCAGATGTTACGGTTAATGGATCCATAACTGGACCCCATTGGAAAACACCAGCAAACGCACCTGGAGAGGTAGCAACGGCTGGAATAATTGAGGTAAAGTCTTTCTCGACTACCGCAACTCCTGGACTTAATTGGAAAGGCATCGTAATTCTCCTTATTACATGTTATTCGTTTTACTCGAGAAAAAGTAAACTCGATACTGTAATCTTATTTATGGTTTTTGATTTTTTAGAAGTTCGCTAAAACTTGTTCTTGAGCATCATTTCCATCATTATAGAAACCGAATGGAGTCAATTCACTTTCGATTGACTGAATTCTTTGTTCATACATGATACTCCTTAGGTTAACATCATTTAGATCTTTGAAGTATGGATTCGTAGTAAGCCACGAAAACAACACAAGAGGCATAACTAAATCGTCATGGTATCCGTCATCAGCAGCATAAGATCCCTTTACTTCAATAAACGTAGTAATTTCCGAAATAATGTCTGCATCAGGGATGAGCAGTTTACTTTCTTCAACCAACGACTTAAAGTTAGAACACCCGATACGTTTAATCTTCTTATCGGTCTGCACACCTAGCTGAGTTTTACCACCACCGAAACCTCCAGAAACTATCTGACCTCCAGTGGAACGAGTCACAAACAATATATTCTCATACTCTAATTCTTGATAGAGGATCGAAGCAACCTGCTCGCTCGAGTTTATCTCTACCAAAACATAAGCCATATTGTATTCTTTTGCAACCTTAAAGATCACGCTAGGATACAACATAGGACTAATCTTGTTATCTCTATATTTAGCAACTACTCGATATGGGACTTCTGTTACATCAACTATGACGAAAGCGGAATAATCCCCACCAACACCTTTAGCTGTATCTGCAATCAGAACGTAAGAGTGAGGTTTTATTTTCTCCTCTTCACTACCCTTGACTGGTACTTCATATATGTCCAACCCATTAACTGATTTAATCGGTGGAACGTAGGACAATCTTGCAATCGCATCAGCGTTTATAAGTGTCGAAGAAGATCCAAGGAAGTTACAAAGAACCTCTTGGTTATACTTCAGATCACCCAACAAACGACGCTGAGTTTCTGCCCACTTTTCATCACGACCAGGAATTTCCCAGTACGGTATAAACAGATTGACGAAACCATTTCTTCCCTGATCGGCATCGTTCCAGAATTTCCAGAAGTGATTGTAGCCAAGTGGGGTTGAACTTAATAAAATTTTGGTGGTTTCACCAGCAGAAATGGTAGGGTAAACAGACGTAAAGAACTGTTCAGCCACTGTGTTTGGAATAATTGCAGCCTCATCAACGTAAAGTAGGTTAACTGACTTACCACGAATACCAGAAGAGGTAGTTGCAGCGGTAAATACTTTGGAACCATTTTCTAATTCAATGTCACCTTTGTTCCATGTCGTCACACCCTGTTGAAGCCATGTCGGAAGGTTTTCATACATCGTTTGGTATCTATTTAGGACTTCTCGTGCTGCTGTGGCTTTGTTGGCCAAGATGGCAACAGTCTTGCTAGAGTGAAAAACAGTATACCAAAGGATGTATGCAGCGGAAGTAGTTGTCTTACCCTGCTGACGACCTTCCATAAGGATAACCTTACGGTTGTTGTGAATGACGTTGATCTTGTTTACCTGACATGGGTAAAGATTAAACTTTTGCAACCCATGATCTAGGGTAACGATGTAGCAATAGTTAGTAATAAAGTAAACAGGATCTGCTTTACATTTTACATACTCTTCAACCTGCTCCTGAGTAAACTGAACAGGAACTGCTGCAGCTTTTAGATTAGGGTTTGAATTATAAAATTTTGACATTGTTTATATTTTTAGTAACTGATACCAAAATCTGGCTCTCGGTTATACTCACTGACATAATCTGCCCATGACATTTTGAAATCTTCGCAGGTAAATAAACTTATTAATTTCATACCCTTTAAATATGAGTCATGTGTATTTACAGTTTTATTAACTATTGTTACATATTCGGGGGCGACCTGAATTCCAAAACCTCTCAACAAATTATAACTATTTTGTAAAGTTATTTGACTGCCTGCTAGATCATCAACTAGTAATATTGGCAATCCAACAAGTCGCCCTTCTAGAAAATTTTTCAAACCATATTCTTTCGGTGTCTTTTTTATACTAATCATCGGAATTTGCAATTTTTGTGCAATAGAAATTCCCAGCGTAACGCCAGCAGCCTCGCATGCGCCAACCTGTACTTCTAAACTTCCCAATTTTTTCACAAGCAACTCTGCAGCTATATTTGTAAACTTTGGATCATACATACATCTGCGGAGATAAAACTGCCATGTATAATAT